AGGATTTCTGTGAAGTGATTAATATGTCTGTTTACAGTACTCAGATTGATGAGAATGAATTATATGACTCAATTGATGAACTATTGGAAGAAGATAGTTTAAAAAATATCGACAAGAAGGTAGTGGCAAAGAAAAAATTAGTAGAACATTTAACTAAAAAGAAAGAAATTAAAGAATCAGGATTAGATACGTATACCTCAAATGAGAATCTATTAAACGCTGTTTTAGCAAATAACTTTAACGTATTATACACTAATAATCTAGACCAAAATCAACAAACAGAATTAAAAACTATTCTTTCAATTTCAAATGAAGATTTAGTTTCTAAAACTACAGAACTAAAAGAATCTATTCTTAATAAAGTTAGTTCACTTTTGAGTGAATCTAACGACAATGACTTAACTACTAAATTAAGTAAAGTAAAGGATGAGGTTCAAGATATGGATTTATCCAAATACAATTATTATCGACTTACACAGTTAAAAAATGGTCTTGTTTAATCAAGACCATTTTTAATTTGTTGTATGTACGTTGCCTTTAGACGTTGAGTTCTTTTCACAACGGAGGGTTTAACAAATTCTTGTCTTTCTCTTAACTCTTGAATTTGTTTGGTATTACGAACCTTATTTTTATACAGCTTTAGAGCTCCCTCAATTCCCCTATTACTGTCTACTTTAATATATAACATATCTATAATTATATCCCAAATATACTAAATGTTTTTTGGTATTTCAAATATTTTAGTTTATATTTTTTTAACACCATAAATAAAAATAATATGAAAATATAAATGAAAACAGGAAAGTATATCTCCCTTGGAGAATACAATGAAGTAAAAATAGGGTACGGAACCGTAGACTTTAAAAACTTAAAAACAATTTACTTAAAACTAAATGCTTGGGTAGAACCAAATAACGATACCGATGATTTTGATTATCTGATTAATAAAACTAGAAGGGGAATTAAAGAAATAATTTATAATTTAAAAAATGAAAATTTCAAACCTCAATCTATTGTAGATTTAGATATTAGAACAAAGGGTATAAAATTAAATAAAAGGTCATTTATGAACCTTGAGGTTACATTATATGTTGATAATTTCTTTGATGTTAAGTCTAAACACGTTAAATTATCCATTAAAGAGATTATAAAATCTATCATTGACGATAGGTTATACAATAAAAATCTCTTTAACTTCTACAAAAACAAGAAATAACTTATATATCGTTGTATTTATAGTATTAATAGAAACTATAAATGAAGATATTAGGTCCGAATGAAACGGGGAGAGGAATATTAATCGAATACGATGCTGGACACGTTTCCCCCGAAGACAACAAAAAAATTATATCGGAGATGAAGGATATGGACTTTTCACAAGACCTTATCCTTTATGCCGTTTTACAAAAATACGATACCCCAAACAAAAACGGGAGAATCTATCCCGAAGTCATTCTTAAGAGAGAAGAACAAAAATATCAACAACTTATTAAAAAAGGTGGTGCCCTTAACGAATTAAACCACCCATCCTCATCACTTATTGATTTAGATAGAGTTTCACACTCTATTCTTGAGACTTGGTGGGAAGGAAAAATGTTAATGGGTAAAATAAAATTATTCACTTCTCCAGGTTGGAGAAAGATGGGTATTGTATCTACTAAAGGAGATCAAGCTGCAATGTTAATTATGAACGGAGCAACTCTTGGTATATCTTCTCGTGGAGTGGGGTCATTAAAGAACGTAAAAGGTCAAAATGTAGTTCAGGAAGATTTTGAATTAGTTTGTTTTGATTTAGTATCGTCACCATCTACTCCAGGGGCTTATGTATTTGCAGACTTATCAGACAGAGAACACTATCAAGAATCGGTACAGGAAAATCCGATACTTGATGACCGAATGAAAAAATTAATGGGGGGTTTAGATAAATTTTTATCTAAATAATCAATTTTTTAAGGTTTCTAATACTAGAAAAGAGAATTTTCCATAAAACCGTAATATTTATAAAGTAATAAAACAAAAAAAATGACCGAGAAATCCATTTTAGAACAAGCGTTACTTCAAGTTCAAACACTTGAAGAAGCAGTAAAGCAAAATGCAAAGGGTATACTTGCTTCAACAATGAAACAAGAACTAAATGATTTGCTTAAAGAATCGGAAGAAGAGGATAAAGAAGAAAAAACTCCTGAATTTGGAGATGATTCTACTGAACCTATTGAAAAGGAAACAAATGATATGTCAGAACAACCAGTAGCCGACGATGAAGAAGGTGAAGACGATTCTGAAAATGTTGATGACCTTGATAATGATGATCCAAGTAAGGACATTGAATCTATGGATTCTGAAGACGAAATGTCTGATGATGAAGAAGAAGTTGAAATGCCATCTTTTGATGACGTAGACACAGATGATGAAGATGTAATGGATATGACCGGAGCTTCAGATGATGAAGTTTTAAAAGTTTTCAAAGCAATGAAACCAGAAGATGGTATTGTTGTTAAGAAAGACGGTAATGACCTTAATCTTGACTTGGGTGATGACGAGTATATCATCAAACTTGATGGTGGAGAAAGTGAATCACCTGTTGCTGACGAATTCGGAGATGACTCTGAAGAAACGCCAGAATTAGGTGAAGAAACTATCTACGAAATTGAGTTAGACGAAGATGAAGAAGAAGAGACTGAGGTTTCTGAAGAAGAATCTGAGGGAGATGGTAAAGAAGTTGAAGCTACAGAAGCTGCAAGAACATTTGGAACAGGAGTTAGAGGACCAGCTCAAAAAACAAAATACCAAGCAGGTCGTAAAGAAATGAACGAAGAAGTTGAAACACTTAAGAAACAAAATTCTGAGTACAAAAAGGCTTTAATTCTTTTCAAAGAAAAACTTAACGAAGTTGCAGTGTTTAACGCAAACTTAGCTTACGCTACTCGTTTGTTCACAGAACATTCTACCACAAAACAAGAGAAATTGAACATATTAAAGAGATTTGATTCAATTTCAACTATGAACGAAGCTAAAAACTTGTTCAGTACAATAAAATCTGAATTAGGTACTAAAATGACAGTAACTGAATCAGTAGTTGAGAAAATCTCTAACACTCCATCATCTTCATCTTCTCAAGAGGTATTATCTGAGGCGAAAGCTTATGAGAATCCACAATTTAGAAGAATGAAAGATTTAATGAGTAAAATAAAATAATAAATAAAAAATTAAAACCAATATTAAAATGGGAGCATTATTAGAAAGCGGTATGGTTGGTAACATCGGGTTAAAACACCTTAGAGTTATCAAAGAAGATACCATCAAAAAATGGGACGAACTAGGATTCTTAGAAGGTCTAGAAGGTCACCAAAAAGATAACATCGCGCAATTGTATGAAAACCAAGCGTCACACTTAATCAACGAAGCAGCAGTAGCTGATGCGTCTGGTTCTTTCGAGACTGTAGTTTTCCCAATTATCCGTCGTGTATTCTCTAAATTATTAGCTAACGACATCGTGTCTGTACAAGCTATGAACTTACCAATTGGTAAATTATTCTTCTTCGTTCCTAAAATTCAGGAAAGAAATTCAGGAGCTCATTATTCTCCATACGGTATCCCTGGTGGTGCTGGTGGAGCAAGTGCTTCTACTGGTTACACAGGAAATAACTTATACGACAGATTCTACGAAGGTGGAGATGACGCAGATCAAGGATTGTTTGATTACTCTAAAGGAGCAATCACTTCAGTATCTTTAACTGGTACATCTATTGTTACTTTCGCAACTGGTGTTGAAAGTTCTGCAGTAACATTGGCTTCAGGTTCAACTCCATCATCAAGTGTGATTGTTAAGTTAACAGGTTTCTCTAAACCAGGCCAAGGTAAATTAGCTGGTCCAGACGGTAACGAAATGGATACAGAAGAGTTCTTAGCGTCTTTACAGATTTCATCTGCTAAAGTTAGATCTGGAGCTTCATTACCATTTACAGTAGTTACTCAAAAATACGGTAAAGGTATTGTTGAATACGGTGCAAAAAGATTTGATTCTGCTAACGGTGCTGGATATCAAGACATCTGTGATGAAAATGGTACAATCTTCTTAAATGTAGATTTGGAAACATATTCTGCAACTACAGGATTCGCTAAATTCACACCAGCAGGTGCGGTTACTGTGGTAGGTGCTGACTTCGTAGCAACTTATCGTCAATATGCATCTTTAGAATTTGAAGATCAAATTGGTGAGGTATCTTTCGATCTTTCTTCTGTAACAGTTTCTGTAACTGAAAGAAAATTAAGAGCTAGCTGGTCTCCAGAATTGGCTCAAGACGTTAGTGCATTCCACAACATCGACGCTGAAGCTGAGTTAACTGCATTGTTATCTGAGCAAATCGCAGCTGAGGTTGACCGTGAAATCTTACGTGATTTACGTAAAGGTGCAGCTTGGAAAGCTAAATGGGATTACAATGAGTGGAAATACGGTGGTGCATCTGGTGCAACATTACAAGGTTACACTCAAAAAGATTGGAACCAAACTTTG